AACAATACATCATGTATTCGTCAGTAACCGGTAACGTTAAGGTTTCTAGTTTATCAATGTTATCAGATAGGTTAGATAAATAATAATTTTCTCAAACCTTGAGATTATTATTATTTTCTATATCCAAAATTTCAAAATTACCATAATTAATATCAGTAATTAGATTTAAATTAGAAGTACTTTTACTTCACAATTTATCTAATTTTCCTGTAAATTTCTTATGATTTCTGAAATTTTCAACTAATTTATCTGGAGCTTCTATTTGCATTAAGTTCATTGCTTCTATTAAATCAAAGTCATCTGAGTTTTTGATTCTCATCAAAGATCTTTTGACTTGTTTTAAACGATTTATTAGACCGCAATAAATGGGATGATATTTAATTGATGATTTATCGAAATCTATTCATTCATCTTTTATAAAAGACGAAGAATAATTTTTGAAAATCTTATTAATTTCATTCCCAGAACTTTCTGCTAATGAACTAAGACCTAACGATAAGACTGCCTTCATAAATGAAGGAAATACAGTATTATTAGGTACTAAAATGTGCTCATTTTTAATAGTTTTAAGGAAATAATTTCTTAATTCCTCAAAATTACTTATTTTATAAGCATATCTTAGTATATGATAAAAATTATAACATCTTTTAAAAATTGATTTTTTAGAATAAAATCTATTACCAATTTTTAAATTGTGATATAATTCACTTACCAATTCTAACACTGTTCCATTATAAAAGTGCCCTACATTTTTAGTATATATCATTATTTGTTGTAAAACAATTAATGGATTGCTAATATTTGTAAGGATACCTCTTAATGGAACTCCTGTAATTTCTACTTTTTTAGATATCCATCTTTTAGCAAATTCATAAGTATTTTTACTTACATGAGTCTTACTTAAAGAAATTTCAACACCTAATTTATTCATAATAGATATATATTTATTAGCGACTTTATCGTTACATATAACGATATCGTCTCCTAACATTATATACTGTTTGAAATCATTGATCCCACATAAATGTGCAGATCAATGAACTATTAGATGATGTGACAATGTAAAAACAGCCCAAGAGCTATATGCTCCCATAGGTTGTCCAACATTGTACACATATGATTTTTCTTTATAAGTAAATTCTCTATCAACTAATAAACTTTTCCAAGACTTAGCTAATTCCTCATTAAAAATATGAGTCATTAGTTTAGTCTGGATAGTTATTGGAAATCTATCTGTAGCAGAACTTAAATCTAAGGATCAAAATCGATTCCCCATTGTCTTCCCCCAATTATTAAAAGGATCTTGAGTAAAAGTCCTATCCTGTGAAAAATTTCTTAATAAATTAAGACATTTCTCATGGATTGGTTTTAGACAATATTGGCTTCAATAGTCATATATTGCTATAACTCTGAACTTTAATTCAGGATCCTTTATAATAGCTAATTTACCTGTCCCATTTAATGCTTGATTCTTTTTAGAGGATAAACCAAAATGGCGGTTATCATCTCATATTAATGGGATGAAATCACCAATTAAGTTATTATAGGAATTTCCTAAAATAGCTTTAAATTTATCCAATAAAGAACTGGCATTTTGGATCATGTAATATAAAGCAAAAGGTGAAGTCAATGAACTGGGACCGAATGGTGAAACTTTACTACTTATGTAGTGGAGATCTTTATCATATGGACTCAGATAACTTTTTAGATTGAATTTTTTCACGAAGTCAATTATAAATTTATCAGGAATAGTATAAACTTTTCCTGTATAATTATCTGTAATTGATTCAAAATTTGGTTTTAATCCATTTAATTCTTTATTTGATGGAATAATTGCTCTGGTATAAGACAAAAGGCTTAAAACAAGTCTTTTATCTTTTATAGAACCAGAATCAATCAACTCTTTCAAATAATAGAATTTAGTTGGAAACCCATCTTTTGTAGAAACAAAAGAAGAATTAGTTAATAGTGGTTTACCACACATGTATCTTGTTATATGAAGCTTTACAGCTTTCATATATTTGATCGTGAATGGTAATCCATTAACTTTTCTCATTGTTTCAACTTGATAAACAAAATTTTTAACGTTATTCGATTTTAAAGCAAATATGAGTTGTAATAACCGGAAGGTTATTTTACCTTGTATTTGGTTCTTTATGTATTTATTTGTAACAACTTGATGTTTATTCTGTTGGTTTACACCAATTTGGAAAACGCATACAAGCTAGTTAGGCCTGCACAATAAAACCAATTTAGTTGTTAGAGACTAAAGAACTCTGTAAGTTTCCATACCTTATAGGAATTGCTTACAAAGGTTATATCTAATAAATCAAGAATTACTTCTTGTTAGATAAGGTCGGTAAATATATTAATATTTACGGGAATAAATTCCCCA